ATGGCAAAAACTAACATTTCTCCTGGAATGCAACAGTATCTGGACATCAAAAAAGATTATCCAGATGCTTTTTTGCTTTTTAGGATGGGTGACTTTTATGAATTATTTTACGAGGACGCTGTCAAAGCAGCACAACTCTTAGAAATTGGTTTGACCAGTCGCAACAAGAATGCGGAAAATCCAATTCCTATGGCAGGCGTGCCACATCATTCTGCCCAACAATACATTGATGTGTTAATTGAGTTGGGTTACAAGGTTGCTGTCGCAGAACAAATGGAAGACCCAAAGCAAGCTGTTGGGGTGGTGAAGCGTGAGGTCGTTCAAGTCATAACTCCTGGAACGGTTGTGGATTCAGCTAAGCCAGATAGCGCCAATAACTTTTTGGTAGCTGTTGATTTTGATGGTTGCCGTTATGGATTGGCTTATATGGATGTATCCACAGGTGAATTTTGCGTGACAGATTTGGCGGACTTTACGAGTGTTCGTAGCGAAATCCAAAACCTCAAGGCAAAAGAAGTCTTACTAGGTTTTGATTTATCTGAAGAAGAACAGACGATTTTGGTCAAGCAGATGAATTTGCTGCTTTCTTATGAAGAAACGGTCTATGAAGATAAATCTTTAATTGACGGCCAATTGACAACGGTAGAACTGACAGCGGCAGGAAAACTCTTGCAATACGTTCACAAAACACAAATGCGAGAACTCAGCCACTTGCAAGCATTGGTTCACTATGAGATCAAGGATTATTTGCAGATGTCGTATGCCACTAAGTCAAGTTTAGATTTGGTAGAAAATGCTAGGACTAATAAAAAACATGGAAGTCTCTATTGGCTGTTAGATGAAACCAAGACAGCTATGGGGATGAGGCTTTTGCGCTCATGGATTGATCGACCTTTGGTTTCTAAAGAAGCTATTTTAGAGCGTCAAGAAATTATTCAAGTTTTTCTGAATGCTTTTATTGAGCGAACCGATTTAAGCAATAGTTTAAAAGGTGTTTACGACATCGAACGCTTATCTAGTCGCGTGTCTTTTGGCAAGGCAAATCCGAAAGATTTACTTCAATTGGGGCATACCTTAGCCCAAGTGCCTTATATCAAAGCTATCTTAGAGTCTTTTGACAGTCCTTGTGTTGACAAACTTGTCAATGATATTGACAGTTTGCCTGAGTTGGAATACTTGATTAGAACAGCCATTGATCCAGATGCACCAGCAACTATTAGTGAAGGAAGTATTATCCGCAATGGTTTTGATGAGCGCTTGGACCATTATCGTAAAGTAATGCGAGAGGGGACAGGCTGGATTGCGGATATTGAGGCCAAAGAGCGTCAAGAAAGTGGCATTAATAACCTAAAAATTGATTACAATAAAAAAGATGGTTATTATTTTCACGTTACGAATTCAAATCTTAGCTTAGTTCCCGAGCATTTTTTCAGAAAGGCAACTTTAAAAAATTCTGAACGTTATGGAACAGCAGAATTGGCTAAGATTGAAGGTCAGATGTTAGAGGCTAGGGAAGAGTCATCTAGTTTAGAATACGATATTTTTATGTGTATTCGAGCTCAAGTTGAAACCTATATTAATCGTTTACAGAAACTGGCTAAAATTTTGGCAACGGTAGATGTTTTGCAAAGTTTAGCAGTCGTTGCTGAAACCAATCATTATATCCGGCCGCAGTTCAATGATAATCATGTGATTACAGTTCAAGAAGGTCGTCACGCGGTTGTTGAAAAGGTTATGGGAGTGCAGGAATACATTCCCAATAGTATCTCTTTTGACCAACAGACCAGTATTCAGCTGATTACAGGTCCAAATATGAGTGGTAAGTCGACTTATATGAGACAGCTGGCCTTAACGGTTATCATGGCCCAGATGGGTTCATTTGTGGCTGCTGACCATGTTGATTTACCTTTATTTGATGCGATTTTTACGCGTATTGGGGCTGCTGATGATTTGATTTCTGGGCAATCAACCTTTATGGTGGAGATGATGGAAGCAAACCAAGCAATCAAACGCGCAAGTGACAACTCTCTTATTCTATTTGATGAACTGGGACGAGGTACGGCAACTTATGATGGTATGGCTTTAGCCCAGGCAATTATTGAATATATCCATGATAGAGTTGGTGCTAAGACCATATTTGCAACGCATTATCATGAATTGACAGACTTGTCAACTAAGTTGACAAGTCTAGTCAATGTTCATGTAGCAACGCTTGAAAAAGATGGCGATGTTACCTTCCTTCATAAGATTGCTGAGGGACCGGCGGATAAATCTTACGGTATTCATGTGGCAAAAATAGCAGGACTGCCAAAATCCCTATTAAAGAGAGCAGACGAAGTTCTGACCCGTTTAGAAACACAGTCACGATCTACTGAGATAATATCAGTCCCTTCACAAGTTGAGTCAAGCAGCGCTGTTAGACAGGAGCAATTATCCCTTTTTGGTGATGAAGAGAAAGCTCATGAGATTAGGCAAGCACTGGAAGTTATTGATGTCATGAACATGACCCCGCTTCAAGCAATGACAACCCTTTACGAATTGAAAAAGTTGTTATAGTCTTTCAGCTGAAAATGAAAAAGATGCTTTCTATATTGAAGGCATCTTTTTGTTCTGTCAAAAACGGTCCGAGGCCTTCGGCTATTTATTAAGTGTGTTATAATAGTCCATAAGAATGCGAGGAAATTATGACAAACATTATTGGACTTGGATTGGCAGTCTTTACAGGGTATTGACAGTCCTTAAGCATTGATATGACTGTGTTTTTGAAAAAATATAGGTTTTAAGTTTCCTTAGACTTCCCTCAAAAGTCCATAAAAAGGTGAACAAAAAAAGACCTTTACAGGTCCTTTACACAATGAGTTCAGCAGGCAAGAACTAGCGTGGTTTAGATACTACGCTTTTTAGTTTGCCCTATAGTTTATTATAGCATGATTAGTATCACCAAGGAAAGAAACTACCCTCTCCACCAGCCTTTAAAGTTCCACCACTGATCTTGGATGCTTTCGCTTAACCGCTGATGCCAAGGTTTATGGTCTTCTTCTCTCATCTGCCTTAGCATGCTTTCTTCTAGCTGTTTTTGTTCAACGTGCTTTCTCTCTTCCTCAATTTCTTTTTCTTCTGCTAGTTGTCTTTCTTTCTCCTTCTTTTCTTTTTCTAGTGTCTGCGAATCTTTTAATTTTGTAAATCCGCCAAAAAAACCATCATCGGTACGATAAAGTAGTGTTAATTCGTCTCCTTCATTTGGCTTATCGACAGTTACAGTGATTGGTAAACTACCGTCTCCATGATTGTCATTATATATAAAAGACAGCTGTAAATTGGTATTACTATGATTAGAACTTTCGTTCCCCTTAGTTGATGGTTTAGTTATTACTTTAGGACTTGTGTTTTTTTTGCCATATGTTCCACTATTATTTTCTCGTTTGGAATATTCATCAAGAGATTCACTGTTTATCTTTAATGGACTATATGGTTCACTGTTATGGTTCTTCTTTTTTAAAAAAGATACCGACCAGCCTCTAGGTAGTGTAAACTGTAGCTTATTAGTACCATTTTCAGGGCTAACAGTAACGTGAATAGCTGGCGACGTATCTGGATCTAGTTCCCACTTAATTTCATCCTCCGCTTTGACGCTACTAGTTACCCCGATGGCAAAGAGTGCCAGTAGCAAGGTTAATGTCTTTTTCATTTCATTCTCTCCTTTTGCTCATTTTTTAAGATAAGGCTTATTATACCAATTCTTGCGCTAAAAAGATAGGGAGTTTATGTCTTGTGGTTGGGAAATGGCGCGACTATTCTTGGTAGGGTCAGACAGGCTGACTAAAGTTCCTATTAGCGCAACGGATATTGTCCATAAAGGAGAACAATATGACATTTGAAGAGATTTTGAGGATTGGCTATTTTTAGATGTCTTTAAATCACCTTAACTACTGATATAACAACGTTTCTAGGGATTTCCTACAACTTTAATTATCCTTAGATATTCTTTCAAAGTCCACAAAAAGGTGAACAAATTTGGGCATAAAAAAAGGCTATCAACTTAACGTTTGATAGCCTAAAGAAGTAGTATAAGGTGAACAAATTTTTAATGAGTTCAGCAGGCAAGAAAAAAGGCACCCAATTGAGTGCTATTTTTTTATACATAAAAAAGGTAGGAAACTTTCAGGCGACTTACATATAGCAAGCTTACATTATATATTAATCCGAGAATTAATATTTTTGCGACACTAAAAGAATTACTACCTTACCTTTATAATGATTATAAAGTATTAAACAAAAACTGTCAATTAATTTTATTTACAAATATCTAAATCATTTTTGTATTTAGGAAAGTAATCATTAGTTCTAATGTTACAAATAGACAGTAATTTTCTATTTTTTTTATCAATATTGTCTAGGGCATATCCTTTACAAATTCTAAATACAGTATTAACAAAAATATCTGAAATTTGTATTAAGTCCTTAGTTTGTGAATCTTTATATTTCACAATTACATCTTGGGTATGGTTATTCTTTATGCAAAGTTCAATTTTTAAATACTCTTCTAAACTATTAAGTGATTCAACAGATTGATTTCTTTCATCAATCAACATATATAGACTGTCGTGCTGAATTTCGGACTCATTAAAAATCTTTTTTAGTGTAAGTCCAATAAAGTAGTTAAATGATATAGAAGGTGATTTTTTTAAGCTTTGATGAAGATTATGATTATCAATTATTTTATAATGAAAAACAATATCTGTTCTATCTCTTAAACGTTCAAAGATAAGTTTTTTCATCCCATAAGGCATTTCGGAACCTTTGATTTCATCTTTTATACTGAAGCCACAGTATGGATTCGATTTTATATAATCTTTTTTTGCTTTTCTAAATTCACGTATAGCCTTGTTATGATTGTTGCATTCAACTAAACAAATTATAAAAAATCTTAGATGAGGACGTTTACTTTCTGTTATTGTCCCCGATTCATCTACATAAAGTTTCATTAAGTTATCCTTACTATATCTCTTTCGATATTATATCAGTTTATTAAGAAGTTTTCCATATCATTATCTAGACTATTATCTAGATTTTAGGGTATTATATTAGAACGTTATTTCATTTTGCGATTTCTGAAAAAGAAACAACTTTTCGCTGAGTATGCTATTTTTGATACAATAAATCTAAATAAGGGCTTAAATAATCAAATTTTAGTTTTCCATCAATTTGACCACTAGCGATTAATTGTTTAGCTGTCACTTCAAAATCATCCCAATTAAAACCTTCAGGACGACAATCGTCTTTTTCAAATGATATAATCATCTTTGCAATTTCTTCGTTATACATAATATAACCTCCTTTTCTAAATACATTATTTCATATTTAGAAAGGGTATTTTTACGGTTTTGCATTTTTGGAGAAGAAAAAAGCAGATAAATGCTCTCCTATGGATCATCAGTTCTCTGCTTCATATCATATTGACCTTTATTTCGGAAATAAGTTACGCTTTTCAATCTCTTTAGATAGTTCTTTAGCGAACTTCTCAGATAGCAAAGCTTCGCTCATCGGCTGATAAAGCAATTCTTCATCACTCATTGCACTAAAGTCAGGGATTGGATAGAATTCATCCCACTCTTTTTGTTTTTTATTCAAAAAATCAGAAAAATCCATCGCTTACTCTTTCCTTATATCACATATTTTGCCACTAATTATATCATAACAAACAACCATCCCTGTATTTCTTCACAAACTCAAGCAAAGCTCTTTTCTTAGTCTCGTAGTACCAACTTTCAGAGCGATTAAGTTTCGTCATAATCTCTTGATTAGATAACTTTTCACTAATCAAGTAGCACTCAATCAGTATTTGTCTATACTCTATCTTAGGTAATTGATTGATGGCATACTTGATAGCGTTTAGCTCCTCTAGGGCGCATTCTCGGCTTATTTCAAGCTCTCTACGTTCAGAGTAATGGTAATCTATATCAAACTGGTAACGCTCGTTATAGCTTAAATCAAGGCTATTAGCGATACGTTGCCATCTATGGAACTCTTTTATTTTACGAATAGCGTTCTTCTTGTTCATCTAACACCTCTAAAGCTTCTCTATGTAGTTTGAACACAATGTTTCTTGAGTAACCTAGTTTATCGAGTATCTCGTCCCATGATAAGTCATCCACGTATCTAGCCTTAATAACAGCTATCTGTCTCTCATCTTGGAGTGTGGCGATCATGGCTAGTCTCTTATCACGTTCTTTAGCTAAATATAAGAGTTGTTTAGCTGTACCTTTTTCGATATGTCTTATTGCTTCAGGATTATGAAAAGCATTTATCAGCTTGATGTCTTTATCTCGTTGTTCCTCAAATAAGGTTATTAAAGCGAAAAGTGGTTTCAATTCTTTAAGTTGTTCTTTAGCGCTCATGGTCTTTTCTCCTGGTTATGGTATAATTTATTTAAGATTAAATTTAACCAAGGGGGCGTTCCGTGTGGACGTCTTTTTGTTTTGTTCGTTTTGTAAACTAGATATTTTTTGTAGTACTTCACTTTTCGCTTCTAAAATCGTTTCTAAGCACTTTTTAAAGTTTATAGTATAAATCATCAACTTAGTAGCTAGAAGCGCTAAAACAATGTTTTATTTTAGTCTTAGATGGTTATTCTTTGTGGCAGGGTTATGGGCTAAAATGAGATGTCAAATCCTTTCATATCAAGTTTTTAATCTTCGGTGAAAATTTCAAAAAGGGAATTTTTTGCACGGAAAAGGGCGCGTTCTTAAGTTTCCGAACAATATAGCCCCGTTTAAAATGAAGGGGGGTAGTTTCCGAATATTATAGCCAGTACCTGTCACCCTTATCCATATAGTAATGAAATCTTCTCCAGTGATAAAGGTATTTGGTTAATCTCATGTACTTTGGACGTTTAGGAAAGTCATCACGACTATAATATCCATGAATGTGTCTTGCTTCTGGATTTACTTTCAAACACTCTTTAAAGGCTAATTGCCAGTAGTAGCAACAGTCTGTCTTGCTTCGATTGAGCGTGGCTTGATGAACCTTCTGACAAGAACCACAAGCAAAGGCATGAGAAACCTTAAATAATTTCCGACAACGTCTCTCACAGTCAGGACACACGAAAAAGTAACGTTTACCACCATAAGTTCCTGGAATCGTTTCAAGCAATAGGCCTTGACCATTGTAGTGAATCACTAGCCCATCTAGGTCTATGCGGATAGCTTGGTCACCTATTGATCCTGTAACTCTTGTCTTCCCCTGTGTCTTCATTGATTTAATGATATTTTCAATAGATAGTTTTAACATTCTTTCTCCTTAAAACTCAAACAACCCAAAACTATTGGTAAAACGACAAGAAAGAGGGAAAACCCTCTGAATGTCTATTTAACGAGTAACTGACCTTCAACAACCATATCATACAAATGGTTAAAGGCTTGACTGATAGACTCAAGGATGGCCCCTAAGTCTTCTGGCGTCATCTCTTTATAATTCATAGAGAGGTGTTCAGCCAGTTGGTTGTGATCGGAGATGAAGGCTATAAGTGTGTCTCGATTATTAACTTTCCCTTGAGTACTTTTAGATAAAGAAACCACGCGCTGATCATCAAGTTTTTCATCCGTCATATCCTCAGGTTGGTTGTAATAGTCCTTGAAACTGTCACAGATACGCTTGAAGACCTTGCTTAACTTTCTATCTTCAGCATATTTTAAGACTAACTGATTAGCGTGACCACCTTGGTCATCATTGTGATAAGTTGCGTCAATCACTGGTTGCTCATAAGTACCAGTCATATAGCCTAAAATAGCATGGCAGGCTACTTGTGCGGTATCAAAGTCTTTAAACGTGTAGTGGAATGTGAATGTCTTTGGTGTGTCTGAAAATGTTCTCATATTATTTCTCCTTTGTGATTGCTATAATGTCTGATAAATTGATGATGGCAGAAGGACATGCTACCCAGTTTGGTTGTTGGCCAGATAAAAGATATTTGATCAACTCATCATAGAGGTTGCGGTCTCCTTGTATGGTGATGGTGTTGCCACCTCGTGTGTGTAATTTTAGTTTCATATCAGTTACCTGTACAAGACCAATAAAGAAGTTGTGGTACTCATGTCTTCATAGTTGCCATAAGTGGCTTCTGAAAATTTGATGTCTATCACAGATACCGATAGGGTAAAGAGATTGACCCGATATTCAAAATCATCTAGTGATTCATTGTGTTTTTGATAAAATAGTTTGATTTTCATGTTTTAGCTCCTTTCTCAACAGGTATCGCAAAGCCACAGTCAAAGACCCATTGGTAACCACGTCGTGTTAGTTCTGGTCTGGTAAAATCACAATCACCCGGTCTAGACTTTGTGTTGAAATTAATTTTGGTGATAAAGTCATAACCGCATTGACCATTAGGAAGTTCCAATCGGTATAGTTGGTCGTTTGGCAAATCATCATAATTGTAACGCATTTTCTTTACGCCATGATTTGTATAGTTAGGATTCATATGTCCCTCTTTTCTCTCTAAAATGTGTGCTTTTTGTTTTTTTAAAAATCAAAAAGCACAGGGATAAAGCCAGTGGTATCAAGGGGGTTGGGCACTTTGTGCTTTTAGTAGCATTAATTTGAGCAAAAGACTTTCTTTTTTTGCACGCGCACTATTAGTTATAAATATTATTATCTATAATATTAAATACTACTAATACTACAATAGAGTATAAAGCCTATAATACCAAGGTTTTAGCTTGTGTCATTACGTGTAGTTTTTATGTAGCATTAGTGTAGTTTTTAAACTCGTTCATAGTAAGGTACGGGAGTTCCACCTTTAAATAGTCTTTTTCTTGCGGGATTCTCTCCTTTTTTCCAGCCGTCATCATTATCTAAGTAATCACGTATTTTTTGAGAAATAAGGGCCTTACCACCTTGCGTTGGTTTTTGGTTAAATCCTAGATAAGCGATATGGTTAGGACTTGTCACTTGGAGTAAGCAATCTGTCTGTGCGGAAGGGTAGTCACTATAGCTTTGAGCATTATCTAACGGCTCTCCTAGCTGTTTGAGGATGTATTGCCGTTGTTCATACTGTGATAAGCTATCCCAACCTTCAACAATTTGAAACTCATTCAGTAATTGATCGATAATTTCTTTGTCGACGTCTTCAACCTTATAATCTTCTTGAATGTCTGCTAACTGATTCATTAACTCTTTAGATGGCGTTAGTGGTTCATAATTGTTAAACCATACTTTGGCTTCAGCGAGTACCTGTAAGAAATAATCTTCTTCCACCTCCATAGGATGTTTTTTCACGTCATTGATACCACATTCAATAGGGAAAAAGCGTCTTTCTGTTCCACTATCCTTAAGAAAAGATTTTTTATTAGCTGTTCCGATAAAGACACAGTGCCTTGGATGAGGAGTGGCTTTACGTTCATAAGGTTCACGATAAGTATCACTATCTGAGGAAATGAAGCTTTTAACTGTTTCAATTTCTGCCTTTGACATGCCTTTTAGCTCCCCTAGCTCAATAATGGCATTGGCTTGTATCTTCTGATAATCACTATCATTTTTACCAAACTTGATTTCTGAATCAGTGTGGTAGCTAGGGAGTAGTCGCTTAGTAACGGTGCTTTTCCCAGTTCCTTGTCTTTTATCAATGAGAATAGGAACGACTTCAAACTTTACTTTACAGAGATAAATTCTAGCCATGAGACCTGTTAGCCATACTTTGGCAATTTCTCTATTATAGGAATTATCAGCACAGCCTAATAGATCAATAAAGTAGCGTTCTCCTCTAGCTTTACCATCCCATTTTTGACTTTCAATACGCTGTTTAATGGGGTGATAAGTGTTCTTTTTAGCTAAAGCGGTAATAGCTACCTCTATATGTTCTTTACGAGGGGTAAACCGATATTTTTCATCAATGAATGCAATACAAAGGCTGGTCTGCTCGTTCGTCCATAGCCCTTTTTCTTTAGACCAAGGAACTGCTTTAGTGATTTCAATAGTTTTTTCAAATTCGTTGTATTTAATACCTGTGAAGATATTTTCGTAGAATTCAAAAACCTTACCGACATTGTAGGGGCTACTAATGACATATTCTTTGTCTCCTCTGCCTTTTCGTGTCCTGAAAGCCGGAGCAAAAGCAGGTTGAGTGGCTTGCGATAGTTTATTTTGATAGTCTTTCAATTCTTCTTTGTCTATGGCTTGATTCCTCTCTTTCTTAATTCTTTATCAAGTATGCTTCTAAAGGTTGTATCTATCTCATCAATGGGTAGTGGTTTTGCCGTCACACTATTAGCTATTTGTACCAGCTCATAAGCCGTCTCTAAATCACAATCCACCCATTTATTAAATAGCAAGCCAACAAACTTAGTTAAGGCCACGTTGCGCCCGCCTTCGTCTCCAAAACCATTAAACAAGGTATCTATGACCCTCATGGTAATAGAACGCTGACTTCTAGAGCGTGGCGTGTAAGTAGTAACAACTTGTCTGTTTGGCGTGCTACCATTTTTAGGAACAGGATAATCAAGACCATGGTTCACATAGCGCTGATAGTCCTCTGGGTCGCCTGTTGTAACAGGTAAGCCTTGTAATTGCGACCAGGTAAGACTGGCTAAATCAAACGGCAGTCCAATCTTATCGGCTATCTCCTTGACCACTTGTTTATAAGTTGCTTCAGTCATCACGTCACTAGGCTTCATGACAAGGCGATAACGGGGCTTCTCGGGGGTGTGTTTAATCGTTGGATAAATAATATAACTATACTCCCAAAGCGTCTGAGAAACGATTTTAGGTAGGTTGACGCCTGTTTCTATCTCGTCATAGTCAAGAAAAATCAAGTCGCGATAAACTAAACTAGCATTATTGCGCTTATAGCTACCGTTTTTCTTTGCTGTGACCTTGCCACTTAGGCAGTAGGGGGCTTGTGTTCGCTTGTATTCTTCAATATCAATATCCTCAGGCGGTTTCAAAGGTTTAAACTGAGCAATATAGTCAAATGGTTCTAAAGGTCCTTTGTAGGGGTACAAATAAGAGCTAAAGCCTCTTGCTTCATAAATAGCCATCTACACATTTACCCCCAAAAAGATAAGAATATCACTGACCTTGTAATAATGTTTCCTGGTGTCTTCTAGTGGTGGTTGGTATCGTCTTAACCCAGCATTTTCCCACCGTTTTAGGGTTTTACCTTTGATATTTAATTCCTCTTTGACTTGTTCGGCCGTGATCAACCCTAAAACTCTTGGTTTAGGTTTCTGGTAGGCTTCCAAAAAGCGATTAAAAGCGGTCAGGTTTTGTTCTAAGAGTTTGGCTTCATAATCTTGACTAAATACGTTCATGCCTAACCTTCTTTGAGTAATTCCTTATAACTGGTTAAATCGGCATTCAATAACACACTTAGGCGTTCCTGTTCCTTTTGTACTTGATTATAAAAGGCTTTAGCACCATCTAGTAATTCTTCTTTATTAGCTGGGATAAAGTACCCACGATTGAATCCGTGTCTAATGCCGATAATAGGGATGTTATAGTGTGTGATTAAGCTACTGATGATACTTTGGACGGAACGCTCTTCAAGTTTCAGTATTAAGCTAATCTCTGCCCCTGTAATGGGGTTGTCTGCTCCAACCTTGATCAGATTAAGGACACGTCTATAATTCTCTGGTAATGTCATTCAGTTCCTCCCTAATTGTAGTAATGGTTCTGTGATTGAATATAAGCCCCATAGTTTGCGTTCTGACGTGGTTTAGGGACTTGGGTATCTTCTGGTAAATCAATGTCTATTAATGACTTAGAACGGCTAAGAAGAAGCCCTAAGAGACCTAAAACAAAGAATAGAATAAGCGTCTGTGTTGGTGTGAGGTTAAGTTCTTGCATGGTTACAACTCCTTTCTGTATTTACGTGTCGTCTTATCATGGTCAGAAATAAGGCACTTCAAAGCGCTACAACTCGTGTTTATAATTGCACTAGTTGTTTCCTTACTATATTCTTGAGCAGCCAAATCTAGGACATCTAGAATATCCATAAGTTGACCGCAAAGACCTTCATAATCTACCAAAATGTCGTTAGCGATTTCATTTAATTCTTTAATGCTTTTCATGCTGTTCCTCACTTAAATAAGTTTCTAGTTCCCCTGAGTCTTTCTCTGAACAAGGTAAACCGTTAACGGCTCTAAAGACAATCTCTGTGGTTCGTTGATAGTCTAAAGCGTCCCATGCTTCTTCAAAGCTGGTGGCACTTTTTCTGAATTTAATGACGTACTCTGTCATAACGTTAGCAATAATTACCCAAGCGATATGTTGGTTATATAGTCGAGTGAAATAGGCTTCTGCTTTATTTTTGCTGAGTTGGCGATTTTTGAACATTTCTAGCTGTTCAGGAGTGTATCTATCTTTTGAAAAAGGATTTGTTTCTACTCTATATTTCATTATGTTTTTTCTCGCTTAATTATTATTTTCTGTGTAGTGTTTTTATTGATTGCTTGTTTCTTATACTAGATTCATGCTAGTTTTAAGGAGTAGCTCCCTGATTAGTTCATGTTAGTGTATAATTCTGCGAATAACTCGCTAGGAATACGCTCTAGCGCTTTTTGTTGTAAGTGAATGGCTTTAATTCTATCTTGTGTTTTGGTTTTAATGTCTTCTATAATTTCGGATGTCGAGACCACTTGTTCATAGTAAATGTTAGCTTTATAAATGAGTCCTTGCTCTTTTAATTCCTTATTAGCCATTTTTTCAAGCGTAACTTCATGTAATACTTCAACATTACGATAATGACCGTTTTTGAGGTCGAATTTTAGCCATTTTTTACGCTTCCATTTATATAGAGTGCTTCTGCAAACTTCTGAATTCCCAAAACCAAGAAAAGAAGCGATTTCTGTTAATGTTTTCCCTTCAATTTCAGATAGTTTATAAGCGACGTTTCTAAATAACACTCTCGGATTTCTTTTTTTCTTAATCATATTGTCTTGATTTTTGAGTACACAAAAAGCGCACTCCCTTTCTGTTTTTTGTGTTGACTGAAAAAGAGTACGCATGTATAATATTTACGTACCTGTTTTCAGGTCGGGAGCTCCTAGCGTGTGCGGTCGCCAAACTACAACACGTTAGGGGCTTGTTTTTTTATTTTTCAGACTCATAAGAGTTTACAGCTTTAACGATTAAATCCGCTTTAGATAATCCATTTTTATCCGCTGTTTCTTGTATTGTATTATACTCGTCAGCGGTCAAACGAACTTCCAGCCGTTTATCACGTTTAGCTGTACCTTTTACAGGTCTGCCCATTTTTGGACTCATAGGAGTTCCTCCTTTCATTTAAGCCCGTGCTTATATCATATGATAAGCACGTACATAAGTCAACCCCTAAATTAAAAAAACATGCGTATTCTATTTTCAATGTGCAAATGGTTCACAAAATAGAGTACGCATGATATACTATTTACGTACTCACTTTGTGGGTGCTTCGCCGTCTATCGTGTTCAGTCGCCAAACTTGTGACACGGTAGGCGGTTTCTTGCTGTTATGGTTCAGACTTTACAAGCTCAATCCCTCGCATGACTATTTCTGTTTTAGTCATGTTTTTCTTTTTGGCTAAAATATTCAAGTCATCAAACTCTTGTTCTGTCATCTTAATTTTTAGCTGTTTATTTTTAGGATTTTCGATTCTAGGTCTTCCAACTGTTTTCCCCATGGAATACCTCGCTTTCTATTTTGGGGTACTCGTAAATTATATAACGGTGTACCCCATAATGTCAACCCCTAAATCAAACTTTTTTGCGTACTCTATTTTATTTTCAATGATCAGTATGATACAATGGAAGTATCAAATATTTACTAAAACCCCTTTAATAATAGCTTGCCTGCTTTATTAATTGAGTTTAGTTATACTAATTAAAGGCTTGGAGGTTTGGTCGCTGTCAAAGCCTTTTTTGTTGCTCTTGATTATTGATTAATAATTGCCTTGTTCAATGTCATTCAAACGCTTTTGCTCTGCTTTGCGATTATAGATTAGCACTTTGTCATCAAGCATGAGCGATACGCCTTCCAATACGTTGAAAATTTCCTGTGTGATTGCTTCAAACTGTTCGCGATCTGCATTTGGTACTTTGTCAGCGTAACCCTGTGCTAGCTCAGCTAAATCAACACCTTCATCAATCCATTTCTTCAACTCTTTGTAAGTTGTTGCTTTCATAATCATTTCTCCTTTATCCACGCGCATCACTGCGCTTTTTTTATTGTGTTTTGGTTATAGATAGCTTCAGATACGCTAAAATTTAAGCCGTATTTTTCTTTAACCTTGATTAGTTCAACCGTTTCATCAAGGATAGGCTCACGGTCTCGCAACATGTTTTCTGTCATCTCGTTTTTACTAACCATCTTTGGTAATCCATACTTATTAGATACCGCTTTATTGGCAATCGTGTTGGCTTTGATAAGGTCTTTCTTAGTTGCATTTTGTAAGCCATTGACAAGCCTATTCATTGCCTGCTTCTGATGTTCTTTATCAAACATTCTAAATACTTGGAAGCCCTCTAGGCCTGTGCTTTGTCTTAACTGTTTAATGGTTTCAAATACCCATAATTTAAAGGTTTTGGCTTCCTTCTTACGACTTGAGAAGATAGTTTCATAAATGCCAAACTCATTAACGATTAACATTTCTTGTTGACGCCCTAAACTGTCTGTGACGTGGTTGTTTGAAACAACCTCATCTCCCAAACGTTGTTTAATAAATTTTGGATTCAGATCTAGTGCTTTAGCAATATCAGCTAGCACCGCCCACCATTCGCCTTGGTGCTCTACAAATCGGATAGTATATCCGTTCCATGTTTCTGGTTTGTTCATAGATTGCTCCTACAAGCTGATCAGCTTCACTAGTTGTTGAACTCGGTCAATCCCATTTGAAATATCAGCTAGATTATCCATATCAACTAAATCAGCTAGCTTATTTCGTATATAAGTTAGGTCACTTATACCTGGTAGTTTTTGGGTGCTTGGTTGAGCTAGTTCTTGCACCAATTCGCCTTGCATGTAATAGCCATTCAAGCGGATTTCTTTTAGAATGTTTTTGACTGCTTTTCTAAACTCTTTGGCTTTTGGTTTGTTTGAACGCATAAGCACTTCATAAAGTCCATGCTCAGTTAAAAACCAAACTTTTTGACCACTACGAAAATTTTTCGTAGTACCTTCTAAAGCCATTCCTTTAAGCTTTTCATCCTCATCTACTTTTCTTAGCATAGCTTGTACGTCATAGTACCCTTGGCTAGTTTTTGTGTAATCAATCATTTCAGCGACTGCCCTAGCCAAAAATAAAGGCTCCTGAATATCACCGTAAATGTCTAAAGGTTGTCCATGAAAATTTGTCGTTGTAATAACTTGCATAACCTGCTTTGTGTTGTCATTAGCTTCTTCAAAAATATTTACTTGTGTCATCATAGTTTCTTTCACCTCTCTATATAGCCTATTCAGTTTCTTTCTGCTTTCTTGGTTCGGGTTATGTTTACCCTGCCACCATTTACCAACTGTTCGGGGGTCTATTCCGATACGTTGACCAATAGCAACTAAATTCAAGTTGTAGGAAGTTCTCAGCTCATCTATGACCTTGCTATAATTCCTTCTCATTTCTTGCCTGCCTTTCTAATTAATGAAGTACTATTATTTTCGTACTTTTTTACCTAAAAAAAGGTTATCAATAGTGACACCGTACAAAGATGATAATTTTTGCAATAGTCCTAAAGAAATATCGGAGCTATCTTTTTCGTACTTTGAAATAGTTTGGGGATTTTTCCCAACCGCTCCAGCTACTTGTTTTAAAGTGTAACCAGCGTTGATTCGGGCAGCTTTTAGTGTAATTTGCGTCATGTTTTCAACTCCTTTCTAAAAAGCTATGGCTTAATAGTACTATTATTTTCGTACCAAGTCAATGATTTTTGTAGAAAAATATTAAAAAAATAGTACTTTTAGGTTTATTTGTGTTAGAATTAATTCAGATACAAAAAGAAAGGGGTAAGAGAAATGGCTAAAAATAGTCCCCAAGATTTAATAAATAGAGAAATTTTCTCAACAAATCTCAACATGCTTATGGCTAAAAAGAATATCAAACAGATAGATATTCACAACAAACTAGGAATACCTAAGAGTACGATAACTGGCTATGTTAAAGGTCGTTCACTCCCAACTGCTGGAAACGTTCAAAAGCTGGCGGACTTCTTCGGAGTTCTAAAATCAGACATTGACCCCCGTTTTGATTCTAATAATATTGAAACAAATAGTAATATTATCCCATCAACCCTACAAAAAGTAACATCTACTTTATCTCAGCTAGAACACAAGCGACAATTAAACGTCCTTGATTATGCTGAAACACAATTAGAACAACAAAACACAGTAGAAGAACCACAAGCCACCTACTACACTTACAATTACTACGACCACGCAGCTTCAGCTGGTACAGGTCAGTATCTAAATGATGTACAAGTAGAAACAATTGAATTACCAGTCGATTACGACGCTGATTTTGTCATACCGGTTTATGGCGATTCTATGGAACCCGAATACCATTCTGGGGACTATGTATTTATCAAACTATCTATTAACCTGTCAGATGGTGATATAGGAGTTTTTGAGTATTACGGTGATGCTTATATCAAACAACTTGTTATAAACGATTCTGGAGCATTTCTGCATAGTCTGAACGACAAGTATGACGATATACTCATAGATAGAGATAGTGATTTCCGTATTATCGGAGAAGTTATTGGGAGTTTTACATCTAAATCATGACTATCTGATACCCACGCGCCGAATTCCACTATTTTCCACTAATTTTGGTTGCTTTACCTTTAAGGACTCGCATTTTGCTCTTTAAGACAGCCGAAAAGTCCGATTTTCTGAATACTATATGCTAAAAATGCCAACTGATTTTAGAAGCTGTCACAACGGAAAAAGTAAATTAATAAACGACCGATATATCAAGTTTTTTCAAGTTCTTTAAGTGAATTTACCGAGCGTTTTACAACTATTGAAATAGGTTGACGTATTATGTCAGTATGTGCCAACATTTTCCAGCATTCCGAAATGCGACCATGTGTTCGTGTTTGGGAGTAATAACCTTCTATTCTCTAAGTTCGCTCGAAGTTCAGCATTATGCGCGTGGAATAAAATTAGCTACCTTACTGTAACCTTACCGTTACCGCTCATTTTATGACCTGTTCAATTTTCATGTCTAAATGCCAAGTTTATCATCTTTACCTACGCGCAAATACCTTGATACGCCTTTAATTTTCTTTAATTACAAGACCCTCAAAACTTAGCAAAAATTGAGGTATAATCGGAACTTTTTGTCGGCGGCAATTAAAAACTGTCTGTTTTCTCTTTGTTCAGCATTATGCGCGTGGTTGTATTTCAATAAAAGGAGATTTTCTATGAGTATAAACAAAAAGCAAGTATTTTTGACACTGTGTGGTATTTCTATTTCAGTGACAGGTATTGATATGCTTCTATCTGGTGAGTATCTAAGAGGAGTTATCAAGTAGATTTTAGCTTTTGGAATTTTTGTCATATTTAGCAAAGATAGAGATGAATAGCCCATAGTTTCTATTTTAAGTTCGAAAATGCCCACTATAATGTGTTAAAACAGACATGAAATACTCTAGCAGTGTAAAACTATACTCCACTGCTTTAAGTCTAAAAATGAGCTACCAGAGTAGAAAAAACGACTTATAACTAAAACTATTATCTTATCTGTTAAGCAGTTGCATAAAATATCATAAAAATATACATAAAATTATTTTTATTCATTTTTAACTCACCGTACCTTGACCGTTAGACCATAGAAAGGAAAAGCATGAACGGATTACAACATTATGACGAATTAGCTTTCGAAAATATTAAACACATAGATGAAAACGGTGTAGAGTTTTGGTATGCCCGTGAATTACAAACTGTTTTAGAGTATGCTAAATGGGACAATTTTTTAAACGTTATTGAGCGGGCTAAAATAGCTTGTGAAAACACTGGAAACCCCGTCGCTATGAATTTTCCCGAGGTCAGCAAAATTGTACAGCTCCCTCTAGGAGATAGGGAGATTAAAGATTATAAACTATCTCGCTATGCCTGCTATTTGATTGTCCAAAATGGTGACCCTAGAAAAGAAGTCATTGCACTGGGTCAATCATATTTTGCTATTAAAACCCGTCAGCAAGAACTAGCTGATAATTTCAACAAACTCGATGAAGAGCACAAACGTTTAGCGATTCGCCAAGAGATGAAGGAACATAATAAATCATTAGCTGAAGCTGCTAAAATGTCGGGTGTCACTAACTACGGCAAGTTTCAAAACTTTGGATATAAAGGCCTTTATGGTGGAATGTCTATGCAAGATATTCATGATAGAAAAGAACTAGAAAAAGGGCAAAGTATTCTTGATTATATGGGTAGTGCTGAATTGGCCGCTAACTTATTCCGTGCTACTCAAACCGATGAAGTGTTAAGAAATCGGCAGATACACGATGAAAATCTAGCTAACGATACACACTTTAACGTAGGTAGAACAATCAGAAAAACAATGCAGAAACTAGGCACAACTATGCCCGAAAATCTCCCTACACCTCAAGAGAGTATCCAAGATTTGAAAAAGAAACATAAACAACTAGATAAACAACCAGACGATAATCAACTTTCACTTTTTGATGATATGTAAAAAATAGGCAATAATATCCTCGTATAGCTATTTCAACTCTCAATCATATAATTTTATCAACTTACCCCCCAAAAAAAACAAAAAAGACCCCGCAAGTTTTCCACGCTCGCAAGGTCTTAAAAAGCCTAATATTATACCATGATTTTCTTTTATAATATTTCGGATATTTACCCGATACCATTATTATACCATGATATGAACTAATCTAAAACCCTTTTAATAATAGCTTGCCTGCTGATGGAAAGGTTTATAATCATGAAAATAACAGAACATAAGAAGAAAAACGGTACAATCGTTTATCGTGCTAGTATTTATCTAGGCATTGACCAAATGACAGGTAAGAGAGTAAAAACAAGCATCACAGGAAGAACAAGAAAAGAAGTTAATCAAAAAGCCAAGCACGCGCAGCTTGACTTCCTATCTAATGGATCTACAATTAAAAGAAAAGTTGTGATTAAAACATTTAAAGAACTTAGTCATTTATGGCTTGAAACCTATAAGTTAACAGTAAAGCCTCAAACTTATGATGCTACTGTTACTAGACTTAATCGACATATTATGCCAACTCTGGGCAATATGAAGGTTGATAAGATAACCGCTAGTGATATTCAAATGCTGATTAATAGATTATCTAAATATTACGTCAATTATACTGCGGTACGTTCAGTCATCCGAAAAGTTCTCCAACAAGGAGTATTGCTAGGGCTAATAGATTATAACTCAGCAAGAGATATTATCCTTCCAAGGAAGCAGCCAAACGCTAAGAAAAAAGTTAAGTTTATTGATGCGTCTGATTTGAAATCTTTTTTAGAACATTTAGAAACTAGTCAACACAAACGCTATAACCTTTACTTTGATGCAGTTCTCTACCAACTTTTATTATCCACTGGCTTGAGGATAGGCGAAGCCTGTGCATTAGAGTGGGGAGATATTGACCTAGAAAATGGTACAATAGCCATTAATAAGACTTACAATAAAAATTTGAAGTTTTTGAGTACAGCTAAAACCCAGTCAGGCAATAGAGTGATTAGTGTTGATAAAAAGACCCTTAGAAGCCTAAAGCTCTATCAAATGAGACAGCGACAATTATTTAATGAGGTTGGTGCGCGTGTGTCGGAGGTAGTGTTTGCCACACCAACACGAAAGTATTTTAATGCTTCGGTTAGACAAAGCGCTTTAGATACTAGGTGTAAGGAAGCAGGGATTGAACGCTTTACCTTTCACGCTTTTAGACACACTCACGCTAGTTTATTGCTGAACGCTGGTATTAGTTATAAGGAACTTCAGTACCGTCTAGGACATGCGAATATCAGCATGACTTTGGATACCTATGGCCATCTTTCTAAGGACAAAGAAAAAGAAGCTGTTTTATATTATGAAAAGGCTATGAATAATTTATAAGTCCACAAAAAAGTCCACAAATTAATATTTTGAGAGGTGTAAACCTAATGAAACCTTGTTATATCAACGTTTAGAAAGTGTTAAAAACAAAATTATGACAAACATTATTGAATTACCGGAAGTTCTCGCCAACCAAATTGCAGCTGGTGAAGTTGTAGAAAGGCCAGCGAGTGTTGTCAAGGAATTGGTTGAGAATGCTATTGATGCTAAAAGTAGCCAGATTACCGTTGAAATTGAAGAGTCTGGCCTTAAGATGATACAGGTTACAGACAACGGTGAGGGAATGTCTCATGAAGATTTACCTTTAAGTCTGCGTCGCCACGCTACTAGTAAAATTAAGAGTCAGAGTGATTTGTTTAGAATTAGAACACTTGGCTTCCGTGGAGAGGCTTTACCGTCTGTTGCCTCTATCAGTAAAATCACGATAAAAACAGCAACAAAAGAAGTCACTCACGGTTCTCTTCTTATAGCTACTGGTGGGGAAATTGAGACACTTGAAGCGATCTCAACTCCTACTGGAACCAAAATTAAGGTTGAAAACCTTTTTTACAACACGCCTGCTCGTCTCAAATACATGAAAAGTTTACAGGCAGAATTAGCTCACATTGTAGATGTGGTCAACCGGTTGAGTTTGGCACATCCAGAAGTTGCTTTCACACTGATTAGTGATGGTCGCCAATTAACTCAGACATCAGGAACTGGCGATTTACGCCAAGCAATTGCAGGGATTTATGGTTTGAATACTACCAAAAAAATGCTGGCTATCTCTAATGCTGATTTGGATTTTGAAGTTTCCGGCTATGTTAGCTTGCCAGAGTTGACACGCGCCAACCGTAATTACATGACGATTTTGGTTAATGGGCGTTATATCAAGAATTTCTTGCTTAATCGAGCAATTCTTGATGGTTACGGTTCTAAGCTCATGGTTGGACGTTTCCCAATTGTTGTGATTGATATTCAGATTGATCCCTATTTGGCCGATGTCAATGTTCATCCCACAAAACAAGAGGTTCGTATTTCAAAAGAGCGTGAGTTGATGGCTTTAATTAGTACGGCGATTTCTGAAAGTCTTAAGGAACAAGATTTGATTCCAGATGCTCTGGAAAACTTAGCCAAATCAAGCACACGACATTTCTCTAAACCAGAGCAAACACAACTTCCTTTACAGTCTAGGGGACTTTATTATGATCCTCAAAAGAATGACTTTTTTGTCAAAGAGTCGGCTGTCTCGGAAAAAATACCTGAAACTGATTTTTATTTCGGCACTGTTGACAACAGTGTAAAGGTTGAAAAAGCAGAGCTGTTACCCCACTCAGAAGAAGTTATAGGACCTTCTTCGGTTAAACACGCAAGTCGTCCCCAGAATACCTTTACCGAGACTGATCATCCTAATCTTGACTTAAAAAACAGACAAAAGTTATCTCAAATGCTAACCCGTTTGGAAAATGAAGAGCAATCAGTGTTTCCCGAATTGGATTATTTTGGTCAGATGCACGGAACTTATCTCTTTGCTCAGGGAAAAGATGGTTTATTTATAATTGACCAACACGCTGCCCAGGAGCGGGTTAAATACGAATATTATCGTGATAAGATTGGTGAGGTTGACAGTAGTTTACAGCAATTGTTGGTGCCCTATTTGTTTGAGTTTTCTGGTTCTGATTTCATTAACTTACAGGAGAAAATGGCACTCTTAAATGAAGTTGGTATCTTCTTAGAAGTTTATGGGCACAATACTTTCATTTTGAGGGAGCATCCTATCTGGATGAAAGAAGAAGAGATTGCATCTGGTGTCTATGAAATGTGTGACATGTTACTTCTAACCAATGAGGTATCTATTAAAACTTACCGAGCAGAGTTAGCTATTATGATGAGTTGTAAACGATCTATCAAGGCAAATCATAGCTTGGATGATTATTCAGCAAGAAATCTGCTACTGCAATTGGCCCAATGTCAAAATCCTTATAACTGCCCTCATGGTAGACCCGTATTGATTAATTTTAGTAAGGCAGATATGGAAAAAATGTTCCGTCGAATTCAAGAAAATCACACTAGCCTGCGAGAGCTAGGAAAATATTAG